TGGGTCGAGTCAAAGAAGCACAAGCTCGCACGCTTGATGGACTAGGCACAGTAGCGGTTCTGCTGCTCTTGTTTGTCGGGTTGATGTTCCTATGAACTGGCTCTTGGGGTTCACTATGGGCCTTCTGTCCTGTCTTGTGTATCACAGGGTAGAAGAGCCTGTCCACCAGTCCGCAGAGGTCGCAGATGTCATCCAAGCCTATAAGCAGGGAAGTAAAGACTTGTTGCGACTGAATCCGATAGACGCTCGCTTGGAATCAACCTGCATCCAAATATGGGGCATGAAACAGAATGATTGAAATCAAATTAAAATGTGAAAATCCAGCAGAAGCCGCGATGTATATGGAAGCACCAAGATTGCGGGGGGCGATGGATGATTATGCGTACTGGCTCCGAAACAAGATAAAACACGGAGACCACACGGAAGAAGAACACGCCTTGCTGGAAGTGGTCAGCAAGGAATTCTATGACCGACTAGGAGAAATGCTGTGAGAGAAGAGAATAAATTACAAGGTAACGGTGCGTGGTTTAACGCCCGCACAGGCAAATTGACCGCCAGTCGCATGAAGAACGCCATGAAGTATTTGAAGGGTGGCGCGGACTCTGCGGATCGTAAGAATCTCAAAATAGAGATACTTTGCGAGAGGCTTACTGGGGACATCGTAGACAAGTTCGTAAATGCCGCGATGCAATGGGGAATAGAGAAGGAACCCGAGGCCAAGGAGCAGTACGAGCAGCGCACAGGCCGTCTTATAAAAGATGTAGGTTTTGTAGACCACCCCAAGATTGAGTTCTGCGGGGCTAGTCCTGATGGCCTGGTGGACGATGGTCTGATAGAGATTAAGTGTCCGACCACCGCGACCTACCTAAGCTGGATTCTTGCGGGTGTCGTCCCTGAAGATCACAAGCCACAGATGGCCCTACAAGCCGCCTGTACGGGTCGCCCCTGGGTTGACTTTGTAGCCTACGACCCAAGGATGCCAGAGGCACAGAGGCTGTTTGTGAGGCGGTATACGCCTACTGCAGAAGAGATTGCGGAAGTAGAAGCAGAGGCAGTTAAGTTTTTGCAGGAAGTCGAGGAGATGTTTGACCAACTTACGAAAGTGGAGATGCTATGAGCTACGACAATACCAATTCGGGAATGTTGTCCCGCAACGATAGGAAAGAAAAAGACACCCATCCTGATTTTAAGGGGGCGATAAATGTAGATGGGGTGGATTATTGGCTGAGTGCCTGGGTGAAAGAAGGCAAGCCAGGGGGCAAGATGGAGGGTAGAAAGTATTTCTCCCTATCCGTTAGCCCGAAAGAACAGAATTTTGCGCCTAAAAGTGTAGGTTCTGTACAGAAAGCTGCGTCTTTCGACCAGCTCGATGATGATATTCCAGCGTGGTAGTTGTATTTTTACCACAAACAGTTTAGACTGTAAGTACACCGCAGGTCACCGCAGCGCAGCACAGCGGCAAGCGAGCGACTGGCATCCAGGAAACTGGTGAATACTCTGTGACGACAGAGGACTACTGCGGGCTAATAACTCCACACGGTAGGGCGTAAATTGCCTTCTAGCGTGTCGAAGTGTAGGAAACGACCTGTACCCTTCTGCTGGACTCCTATACCTGTAAAACCCGCTTCTAGGGCCATTCTGAGTAGCCTGTGCGCCTCTGCACCCTGTATGCCTATGTCTGCCGCCTGACCGCTTGCGTGTGCGCCAGGGCGGGCTTTCTTGGCCTCTATGGGGTGTTGGGGGCAACGGTAGCCAGAAGTCACCTTCATAGGTGCGTTATAAACTGTACGCAACTGCTGCAACTTAGCCATGAACTCAGGCTTCATCTCGTTCTGCCCGCAATGAGAACAGTTAAATTCTTGTGCGGAAAAGTTAGGATAGTCTGACCAGTTCACTTTATTCCTCTGGCTTTCTCAAACGTCCGTAATCCACCAAGCCCCAACATACCCATAAGAACGGTCATCAGACTCGCCATATCAAACTCTGGCAAATCGGGAATAGGATGTCCTAGATAGGTCATCACAAAAATTAAGAGGGGTTGTAGCACAAAGTGGTAGGCAAACGCAGTACCGCAAGTCCAGCCGATAAAAGGTCTCCAGCCGCCACGGAAGATGTCTTGCTTGGCTTCTTCTTTGTTGACATCTATCTGGGCAAGGGCAATTTCGTGACCATGCCTTTCTGCCATCGTAGCTATCTCTGCTGCTAACCTTTGTTTCTCGGTAGCGTCAGGGATGAACTTATCCAGCAAAGAAGCAACTGGGCCTATAAGAGCTTGGATCATCTGGTCTCCAAAAATAGATAAAGGGCAAGCCCCGCAATACCGAGTATTGTGACCACTAGGACGATCATCCACAGGGTCAGCATAATGTTTTCTAGGAGTTTCTTTCTGCGGGCTTTCTCTGCGAATTGTTTCCGCAGCACCTCGCGTTCCTCTGCCTCTCTCTGCTGGCGGGCTTTTACCCTAAACGCTTGGAAGTCATCCCACATCCCAGGGCGACCCTGGTAGATGAGAAGCTCTTTTAGTTCTTGTTCTTGCTGTCGGAGTTGCTCAAGGGCGAGAAACTCCTCCAGGTCGGAGCGTTTTCTCTCTGGCGTTTTTTTGACTTCTTCTTCGATCTTACTTGTCGCAGAGAAGTAATCGACAATCGCCTTACCAGCAGACGCAATCTCCCCAGAGTTCTTTATTGCTGTCTTTATGACTTGGAAAGCCGCGTTTGCCGCAGCTATTTCGGCAATCACTTGCCACCTGTAATAAATCCCCAGATCGCTATGAGAACAGCCCAGAAGCAAGAAACGGTAATTGCAATGCCAGCACCCAAGCCCTTCCATTTAGTAAGAGCCGTTTTGACCTCGTGCATATCATCACGAATCTCTTTCATGTCTTCCCGGGTCTCTTGCAGAAGGCGCATAACCTCTTGATGCTGCGCCTCCAATCTAGCTATACGCTCAACGTCTTCCATTATTCACCCATCGGAACGTAATCAGGATCGTGTGGTAGCTCAACATTGGGCCACCCCTCAGAGTTTGGCAAATCTCGCAACGATTGTCTATAGTCTTGCCACTCCTGAGACATAGCAACCCCTGTCTCTGCAGCACGAATCACACGCCAGTCGCTAGCCTCTAAAGCCCTGTCCCTGTTTGCCCGCATCTGTGCAGATTTGCTTGCAACATCTGCCGCAATCTCTTCTGCGGTTTTGTTCTCGACCGCAACCACATAAGCAAAGCCGTTCTCGATGACTGGCTCACACGGTACTAGCTTCTGCGTAGCCCTGTCGTGATCTCTGAACAATGAAACCTTATACGCCCCGTTAGCCGCTAGGAAAGCATCACTAGGCCCAGAGGCAGGGAAGCTGACATTTGGAAATATTTTTTTGTAGTGGGCTACTTGCCCGTCTTTGTAGATTTGCATGGTTTAGTCCTTTAAAGATCTGGGAAAGCCGCAGTAGGTGGTGTAAACGCCGCTGTGTATCGTGCAACGCCTTTGGTAATGCGGAAGTCATCTATGTAGCCTGTGAAATGGTTACTGGCTCCGACGGAAGTTGCGCCTATAACAAAACGCTCAGTAGAGCCATAGGTTTGATTCCAAGCATTTGTAGACGTACCAACTTGAGTTCCGTTTACATAAATACGAGTTGTTCCACTCGCACGACAGAGAGCGATATGCGTCCATACATTTGTAGAAATTGAGCCGCCTGACACAACGGGAGCACCGCCACTATAAGCACCAGCATAAAACTCTAATAGGCCGTTTATAATCCAAAAAGTAAGTGCCGCCGTACCAAAGCCGGAAGAGGGGCGATAGTCAAAAATACTGCGGTAACTGCTTACTGTAGTTGGGTAAACCCATGTTTCTATCGTCATGTCCCCAGAACCAAAAAACACAGAGTTTTTGGTATTAACATCATTTGGGAATATTAAAAAATCACCACTCCCATCAAACTCCATAGACCCAGTACCGTACTTCTTCACACTTGTGTCGATCTGTGCGTTACCGACTGTCTCTAGGTTGTTCTTGCCTGTGTTGTCAAAGATGCCAGCGTTGGTGAAGTTGCAGAGGAGGGAGGTGTTGGCGATGGCAGTGGGTGGGGTTGTAGGGACTGTGATGGTTGCCGCAGTTCCTTTCAAAACTTGCAAACCAGAAATGTATCCAGTTAATCTTTGATTGCCCGGGTCATCAGCACCAATAGAAAATATTTTATTGCTGTCAAAAAGCGCTGTTGCAGAAGTCGTGGTCGTACCAGCAACTCCATTTACATACGGTGTGAATGTACTTCCATTTCTCACTAAAGCAATATGTTGCCAAGCGTTAACCTGACCAGCGCCCATCAAAACC